CTTTCCCGATTCTCATCTCTCCATCTAATCTTGATAGATTTATCTCCATCTGTCCAACAAATTATCATATCAAATCCCTATCCTCGGCGCACGAACTATCGCACTATTTTCTGTAACCATAATTATGGGTTGGTCATCCCCAATAAAAATATTAATTGTTCCTTTCTTACCAAAGAATTTGTGTAATGGGCCACTGAATAATACAGTAGCCGATTCACCTACAACTTTATTGAAAGGTAATTCCTCTCTATAAGAGGATATAATCTCCTCTGATGAAATGATAAACTGTGGTCTAGTTATATCATCTGAACTCATAAAGTTTAATTTATAGATTCCATTGTTTACAATCTCACATGCATCTATCGCATTATACAGTTCCTCTGCTGATACTTGAATACCAGCATTAAAATCTATAACCCCAACCGTTGGTATAGTCTCTAATTCTGACTCCCAAGTTATAGGGTATTGATTTAAGAATCTTCTAATTCTACCATCGAAAGGATGTTCAACTACAATAGGCATTGTAGCCCTCTTACCTGCTGATTTCATAACAGCAGTATCATTAACTTCAAAGGTTATTTCATCAGACATCTTAACCATATACTTTTTAAGATTCTCTATATCTAAAACAAAAGAACTATCTTCATCCTCTGTTTCTACATCAACATGAATAACCGCTGTGGTTGATTCATCTGAATTGACTAAGAATAACTGTTGTTCTCTTAATTCAAAATGAATATACTTACCAAGAGACTTTGAAGATAAACCTGAAGTGGTTGCCCACTTACCTTTAATCTCGACTTGTTTCAGTGCATCTACCATCTCTTTTTTATTTACTTTAATTTCCATTTTAATCACCTTGCTCTCGCTAATAGGGAATGACGGGATACCCCTACCCTCGCTATTCTGAAGGAAAACCTAGAATTGGCCCAAGCGATTTGTCATTTTTATTTAGCAAACCCTACTCTAGCGAGTTTAAATTTCCCTCTTTTGCATTTCAGGGATACCAAGCCACTTCGCTTCTTTTGAATTGGACTCAAAAATAGTCCAAGTCTTTCCTACAATGTGTGGATTGGTTTTACTTGCTTTCAGTCTAGCAACATACTTAGTATTGTTACCTACTGATTCATCTCTAATGCTAATCATTTGCATCATCTTATCAGGAACATCCTTATTCCAACTAGCAACAAAGCCGGTTGGGGTTGGGTTCATGTGGTCGCCAAAAGTTGGCTTGAGATGGGTAATGAATACTTTATCACATTGTAGTTTTAATACACTGATAAATAATTCATTGTGGTCTATATTCCTAGCACCATAGGCGGTTGGGGGAATAGGTTCTCGCATCTTCTTTCTATCTCCCTTCACTCTTTCAAAGCGAAGTTTGTTAGTGACACAATCATTCCATTTATCCATACCGTCGGTAACAATAGCCCTAACATTAGTTTTATCATCAGCAATCATTTCTTCAGTTTCCCTAACGAAATTAATTGCATTTTGCATAGTTAATGCATAGTTCTCTGTTCCATCTGTGTTGTAATGATTAGGACAATACACAAAGATATTTGGGTCTGAATCCCAACATGATTTCCATGTTACTTCAGCACCATCATCGAAATCTAAGAAGCGAATAATATGTCCATCTTCTATTTCTTTCTTGGTTCGTATGTCTAATCCTAATCCTGACTTACCTTGTTTAGCCTTACCTTCTATAGAAAGAACCATGAAAGAATGTTTTCTTTCTAGTTGTTCCTTTCTGGCTTTAGTGGTCATCTTCTTCCACTGTTGATATTGTAATTCTTTTTGAACTTCAGTATCTACTGCTTGCTTTGGTTTACTCATTGTTGTTAAACTCATAATTATCTCTCCTTGAGTATGACTAACGGGGAAATAGATTCGTGGATACACGGCCACTATCTCTAGTTTTGTGATTTTTCTATTATTATTAGATAAACCCCATTGTTCATTGAATAGTTTCCTATTCAGCGAATGTCATTCAAAACCAAATGTCGCCGTTGTCCTCCTCCGGCTGAACATATACTTCTGCACTACCATGTCGGTCAACGACATATAGTCCTAGAACATTTATACTCACATTGCTGAGTTCTCCATCGACTTCACGTTGAGAAGTTCGACCTGCAATTATAACATTGCTACCGATACCAAAGTCAATATCAACATGACTTGGAACCCAACAAGCGGTGGAAGAGAAACCCTCTCCTTCATAATCGAAATCAGCATTCAAGTCACTCAAAAAGATAACTCGGTTGCCATTATCGTATGCTTGTAGATTCATATTAGCCACATTACCATCAGTTACTACTAGTCTCTGATTGTATGGTTTGTGTGAGTTCTCTGAGTGATAACTATCTAATGTAGTTAGAGCAGAAACCTTTTCTCCTAATACCGATTGAATTACTTCTAAAGTATTCTCACTGGAGTCTAAGTAGTTGAGAGAAGCAACTGTGCTTCCATCTTTTCTAGCACTTAGATTAGATGGGTTGTTAGAGTTAGGAACACAATCAAACTCACACCATGCAAATGTGCGTGGTTGGAAAGTCTTTGCTTGTTCTCCATTTACTCTAAGAACATACTCTTGATATTCACCATCATTTATTTTACCAACAAAGAGTAGACTTCTCTGCCAACGAGTAGCAGGTAGAGGTTTACCGTAGTTAGGATTAGGTTGTCCACTATTCCAAGCCTTTCTATCATCGACTGGAATAATCCATCTATCATCATCTACTTGCATAGGTTCTGTATCTGGTAATTTTTCCATAACCTTGGTATTATTCTCACCATCTTTTATTAGAGAGACTTCATAGTTACCCTCTGATAGTTGAACTGCCATAGCGACCTTTCCACTCATTAATAGAGAGTTAGCATCTCTTTGGTATTCAGCCAAAAGACTGTTACGGTTTCTCTCTTCCCAGTCAGTTGCTTGTTCAACAGCCCAAAAGAACCCAGTTGCTTTTTGGGTATAGGTAGGGCCGGTATATTCAGTGGTTTGATTACTCTCTCCACCTTCGCTTTCTTTCTTTAGTCTCGCTCTCGCTTGACCAAACTTAGACCTAAATACACTACGAGCAACTAATAGTCCCTCATCGGTATTAACATCTAAACTGTTATCATTAACAATACCGTCGAAGATAGCACTTGCCTCTTCTACAGTAACGCCAATAACTTCAGCATATTTTTCTATTTCTGTTTTCATATTTTCATTCATATTTTTTCCTCCTTATTTTTTTCCATTTGGAATGTAATTACCTCAATTGAGATATAACCCAAGAAACTAATACTCTTGGGGTCATTGATTTGCCTCTCCATTCTGCTTCACCAACTGCTCTTAGATATTTGAATTTTAGATTTTCAGTTATATCACTTTTAACAATAACTTCATGTAATCCATAACAAATATCTTTTACAGTTTTTCCAGTATAAAGGGCATTATGTAGTTCTTCTAGTGCTTTGTTGTAGTTTTCACTTACTAGCAAATCTAATATCTTATCATATCTTTCTAGACTTTTATCAGTTTGTTTTCGTAGGCTTAATCCACTTGCAAGTGCGGCTTGCATTTCCGTTATTGTTCTACGAGTATCACCTTGGTAGTGACTTATAAACGTGTCCAGTTCCTCTTGAGAGGGATGAGAAATGTTCTCATTTGTCAAGATTGTCTGGAGCAATGTTCTAATTGTAGCACCTTCAATTTTAGAAAAGAAGTAATTAGCACAACGAGATTGTAGGGGATAGATGATTCTACTCCTATCATTAGCAGTAATAATAAATCTAACATTATCTGAATATCTTTCCATGATTCTCTTCAATGCATTCTGAGCATCGGGAGTCATACCATCCATCTCATCTAATAGAATGATTTTGAATGGGACATCTCCTATTGCTCTCTGTTGAGCGATATCTTTTATGGTAGTCCTAACTACTTCTAGTCGCCTATCATCACTAGCATTGATTTCAAAATAGTTTGAATCTATCTCAGCCTTCAATAGTTCGTTGGCTAATATACCAGCGGCAGCAGTTTTACCTACACCAGCGGAGCCGTGTAACAATACATTCGGCATTACTTTATTCTCTATCCAGTTCTCTGCATCTAACTTGAAAGTCTCTTGACCTACTAGTTGTTGTATATTCTTTGGTCTATATTTTTCTGTCCATAACATGTTAATACCATCCTTCTAATTTTAATGTTCTATCTGGAGTAATAGGAGCATTTCTAGGTCTTACCCTTTCTTTGATTCCTAGTATCCTAGTCTCTTCACTTTTCAATCTCTTCTTTGCCCACTGTTCAAACTCTTCATCTTGTAATAATTGAGGCAGCAAATAGCCTTGATTTGGTTTGAGTTTTAGTCTTCTAAGTATATTTGGGACTTTAGAATAATTACCCTTAGATGGATAACTAACCTTAGAATACATTCTGCCATCATGACAGTAAGTTAATAGTTCATAAAAGTAGTCTGAAGACCACCTTCGTTTAACTACCCCATCAATAAATGCTAACTTATTTGGATGTAAATTAATACCCAACCAAGTTAGTATTTGAACATCAGGGGGTTTGTTGAATTTTAAATTCTCTAACACTTGTTCTCTGTTAGTATTTCTTAAGAAGTCACCTATCAAATCAAAAACACTCATCTCTATTTTATGAGGTTCTTGACTTCTAGGTGCTAATTCTTGTATTTCGTTTATTGAATAAACTACTGTTCCCGCTCTCCTCAATTTACAGGAGTTCTTAACTTCCGCTGGAACATTCTTTTCGTTATTAGATGTTAATACGACTTTAGTTTTACAATGACGTATAACATTCATAATTACATCTTTGTTAGGTTTGTAATGAACCTCTTCAATAATAACATCAGTAGTTACAGACTTCCAATCTCTATCTTCTATCTCATTCGCATAGAATATAATTGGGTTCTCTACTAGGGTTTTAGCCATAGTAGTTTTACCAGTTCCGCTTTTTCCTGTTATTAATATTGGTCTTTCTTTCTTTCCCATTTCGACTAAACTCAAGTCAATAACTCCTTTATTCTTAATATTTTATCGAACCCTTTTTGGGTTAAATGGTGTTTATTAGATACTAATCTCAGTATCTCTAAAAATGAATCAAATCTATTATTTGATGATGGTAAATCTGGAATCAGTTTATAAAATTCTATCAGATTATCTGTTCTAGTTACCCTTAGTAAAGGATAAGGTCTAGAGGTTTTCTCTATATCTTTCAATAGAGATTGTATATTGTGTTCTCGTAGTGTAGTTTGTAGTAAAGATAAAAACTCTAAACTAGTGGCCCTAAAATTGATTCTCATTCTAATCTTATAACCTATAGATTGTTTAATATCTCTATAGATTTCCACTTCGGGATGAGCCATAGACAATATAATACCTTCAAGTTGTTCTTGTGTAAACATCTATTGTCACTCCTAAGTAATCATTTTTAATTTTCATATATTCTAAGCCTTCTGATATTAACTCAGATAACTCATCTGCTTCTTCTAACTCAGTTGGGAATATCCATTGGATACAAGTTCCTCTGTATAGCCCGAATAGTTTTGCCATTTCCAAATCTATGTATTCTAAAACTTGAGCAAACTTATCTACACTTATGGTATCTCTTATAGCATGATTTAACATTAACATATCTCTATCCCCTATTTCACTATAAACTATAAAGGTCATAGTTGTTATTTTACCATAGGTATTAGACCATTGTTCCTTAATATTATTATCAGTATAGAATTCCAACGTCATCCCTCATTCATTTATCTTCTCTGAATGCAAATTGACATCCTAATCTTATTTTGGAGGTGGAAGGTAAAGACCAAAATTCCCCATCTTCCAATCCATATTTTATTTCCAAGAATGTGCATAATTGTTTTCTATCTAAAATTCTTAAGTCTTCATGTATCTCTATTCCTAGTATTTCATCGGTAGGATATTTAACAAAATTATCAATCACAACATATACTAGTCCCATCAAATATAGGATTTTCTTCAATAACCACTGTATCATATAGGT